TTGTTTCTTTTTTGTTACTCCTCTTGCGAGGGGGCACATCATTTCTGTGTACCTCTGAAGGTTTCCTCTTCAGAACGGACTATCACATCTTCTTTTCAGAAGCCGTCTCGTTTAGTCTCTCACGGTGAAACTTATGTCCTTGATGAACTTTTAAATGGCATGATTTACATAACCACACTACTTCTAAAGGCTTGTTGTAATCTTGATGGTGCGCATCTGGCTTACAAAAAATTTTACACTCTGAACAGGCATCGGGTCTTTGAATAATCCCTTTTTTTATAGCTTTTCTACATTTTTGTTGAGCGGCTATTTTTTCTGGGTTTTCAGCTCTAAATTTTTTAGCTTGTTCTTTGTGTTTTTGTTTTCCTTTTTCTGTTTCCAAATACTCTTTTTGTTTTATTTTTAAATATTCTCTTCTTTCTTCAAGATTATTTAAATAATATTGTTTACACCTTTCATTAAGCATTTTTCTGTTTCGTTTTTGCCATTCAAGACTTGTTTTCTTTGAATTAGCTATCGCCTCTGGCGATCTAACAGTTTTTTTTGCTCGTAAATTACAACATTTTCGGCATTTTTGGTTTAACCCATCAAACGCTTTTTTGTCTTTTCCAAATTCATCAAAACATTTTTCAATCTTGCATCCTGTACATAGTTTATACATGCTAACTCCTTGTTGCGTGTATATATAATTATACTTGGGTTCAAGATTAACTTGTATCATTTCTTCCGCCTTGTTGCCATATTAAGCAGCTATTTGCTCAACGTAGGTTTCCAAGTCAATTAGAGTCGGTTTTACATGCACATTTTCAACACAAAGTGTTGAGGCTAAATAGTTTATGCATTGCCCTTGATAAAATTGACATGCTGCCGTATGTCTCAAGTGTGCTGGGTCATTCATATACCCTGGAGGCGTGTAGATGTACTTTGCACGTCCACCTGCCTGGAATACTACTTTATATCCCTCGTAAGCTGTGATAAAGCAGTTTGCAATATCATTACCCATTAAAGACGCACTTGGTGACACCGAACCTTGAGACGAAACGAATGCACGAACGTTATTGACTCCACCCCATTCGGAGCTGAGAGTATTAACTGCACCTGTACCGTATTCAAACTTACGTCTGAATCCTGTGATGTTGTTTAATACCGGAATCATTCTTGTCGTACACATCATTGTGTAGGCATCGCCCAATGGAGATGTACCGATGCGATCGGTTGCGTCTAACATGTTGGTGATATATTCACCATCATTGGTTTGAAGCACCGCAACAATGTCGTCAAGATCGCTAAGAGCCATTTCCGTAGGCAAATCGCCGTTATTGCCCCCTACACAATTCACCAACGAAGCGGAAGATTCGAGACTGTCTCTCTGGAGTACGTCTGAGGTTTCCTTATAGGCTTGTCCTAAACGAGCTGCGGCGGCATTTAATATAGGGTCTTGGTTGGTCATAGTGACCTGCTTGGTCAACACAACATACGTGGCGTAGTTACGAACTCTACAGTCCACGTCTACCCTTGTCAGAAGCTGACTAGGAGGGTTGAGCTGTGCGTTGTCTACAGGCACTTCGAAGGTGTCAAGCGCGTCATATCTGGATTGACGATTGATAAATCCGTCATTGTCGGCAACCTCAATAACACTAGCAAAAAGATTGTGAATACAGTTTCTTTCCGGAGTGGCAAGAAGCTTATTCGTATAGTTCTGCTGGATTTGAGGAGGCATGTTGTTAATATTAACTGACATATAACCTCAAGGTTATAAGCCGTTTGCTTGGCTCGCGTAGTGCATCATTTCTTCGTATAGTCTTTTGCTTTCAGCCTGTGTCGTTTTGTATGCTTGAGCCATAGGACGTTTATCAAACGCGGCAGGTGATTGTACGGTTTTTTGATTCCGTTCAATCTTTTGAAGCGTTTCTTTTTTCCTTCTAGCATCAGGCAAATTTTCGACAAGTCCTAAAGCTTTAATGTACTTATAACTCTGCAATCCCATTTTATAGGGGTCTTTGAAATGCGCTATTGTTGCGGCTAGCTCAGGCTCTTGTTTTTCTAATAGTTCCAAAGTTTCCACATTAACAACGTCATCGAAGTCGGGATATTGGGATTTAAGAGAAGACAAAAGCTTTTGCTGTTCCTGACGCGCTATTTTCTCTTCTAGCTCTTGGATTTTCTTTTCCAAAGGCTGGACGGTTTTCCGAGCAATGCCCTTTACTTTTCCGGCAGGAATATAGTCTTCGTCAGGGTCCTCTTGTTCTACTGGAGTTTCAACTTTTTGCTGAGGTTGCTGTTGAAGCAATCTCTCTAAAAGCTGATCTCTTTGTTTAATTTCCCATTCCAACTCTTTTTGACGTTGACGCAAAGCTTTAAAATCACGCTCTTTAGCTTCTTCTCTCTTCTGAGCGTCCGCATCAATCGTAACCTCTTCGCTTTGCTGAGATTCTTGACCAGTATCTTGAGGAGCCACCTCGTAATCATCGCTATTTAGATTCTGCTCATCCATATTTTTCCTTTTTGCGTTGGCAAGACGCTAATCGCCGTGGGGTAGATCACGCCCCAATTACATCTATTTCTAAATTAAATTTAAAATTTGAATTTGTCTATCAAAAAATTAAAAAATTACTTAGTATTTACAAAAAAACGATGGCCTGTTAGTCTATTGCCTATGAATGAGCAAATCAAAGGAAAAGGAGCGGTTGGTGCAGCGATAGCGTACTATTCTTTGCATGGAATGGTAAGTATTCCACTTTCCCCTTGTGATTACAATTTAGTTTTTGAAGATGAAACTGGAAAATTGAACAAAATTAAAGTTGTTTCTTGTTCGTACAAAAATAAGCAAGGGGTGTTTGCTGTAAATATTCGCTCTTCTGGAGGAAATCAACCAAGTACTAAAATAAAAACTTTTGACTCAAAAAGTTGTGATTTTGTCTTTGTTTTAACTTCTGATTTGCAAATGTTTTCTATACCTTCTGACCAAATACAGTCAAAAAGACAAATTTGTGTCAGCATGTATGGTGATTTTAAAGTAGAATTTATTCCGGAATAGCTCAGCGGTAGAGCAGCGCGCTGTTAACGCGTTGGTCGTAGGTTCGAATCCTACTTCCGGAGATGTAAAGCGGTTTTACATTGAAGTTTTTCGATGATGCCTGTCTTTATGACTGTCATAATGACGATCACTTTGATAGGGTATTATCCCATTACCGGATTGCCCCAATCTGTTGGAGGGAGTTCATTTTGAAATAGATCGCAGCAAGGACAAACCCAGTCTTTTCCTTCTGATCTTTTGATTACGTCATATTGTTGACATTTTGGGCATTTCATTAGCAAAATTTGAAATTCAATCATAATCTCCTATTGTCAAACGCATCTTCTATATTGACCATTGGGTTTTCTTCAAAAGGAACCACACTGGAACTGCTAGGCAAACAACAAGGGGGTGAGGTTCCCGGCTCGTCAAGGTTGGCTAGACTAAATGCGTTCCATGTGGTTGTGTCAATGTTTACCGTTATAGAATACGTAGATTTTAAAATAACTTTTCCACGCAGGTTATTGATTTCATACATACCAAAAGCCTTTTCTACTCTAAACGACACTATTTCCCCGGCGGTAAAATCATGCGGTTCTGTAAACGTGACTAAAGCCATTACATTGTTAGATATGTCAGATATATACGCCAACCGTGGATAAAATTGGTTTTGCGTCATCCGATTGCCAGCGTAAAGGTTGGGGAGCGTTCAAGTTTGCGGTCTTGGAAGTTTTTTATCGGCAAAAATAAGGGCGTTCCCTCTTCATTTTCCCCTGCTTTGTAAAATCCAAAATGATCTAATCGAAAAGCGTTGTATGCAACGATGTCTTTGATTTGCTCTTTGGAGTATCTCGACGCGTTCGTAAGATATTCCATAAACTCGCTCGTATGCGGAAGCGACCAGCAAAACCTTGTTTCTCCCGTTGCCGGGTTTGTCCAATAAACCTGCGTTGCAGGCTCCGGGTATGGTCGTGATTCAAAACGGACAACCCTTCTTAAAATCACGTTTTTAAGAAGTAAATCTTTCTTTTCATGGACAATAATATAAAAAGGGCGACCGTCAAATGGATTATCTGCGATCGCCTCGTTGATATCGTCGACCAATTGAGGCATAAACTCCCTTGCCATGTCCCCAGCTTCCACCCGTTGGTTAAGCTGTGCCGCTTGTAAAGCAATTGACCCAATAGTCTCCCGATCTCCGTATACGCTCTTAGGCATATCTACCTTGATAAGCTTGTTTTTTGACTTGACCAGCATCTTTTGCCATACGCTTTTCCGTTCTAGGAATGTATGTGTTTGCTGTGTCTTTCATCGCCCCGGCAAATTCTTTTTCGCCCGGTTGATAGTCTTTCACTTCTACAGACATATCGCCTGCTGATCTATTCCCATATCCCATAACAACCCTCTTGTTAAATTTTAATTTTAATATACTTCTTGCATTTGATTTTGATCTACTTCGATGTTATCCATTTTCATCGCTTGCAAAAGCTCTAACTTTCTACCTATCTGATCTAGGTCAATCCCCTCTAATTCTTTAAGGGTTTTGACTAGGTTTAGCAAGGAGGCCGTCTCTTCCCTTTCAGCCTCTTTGATTTTTGTTTGAGCCAATGCAACATCTGACGCTATTTTCGCTTCCCTTTCTTTTGCAAGAGCAGATTGACTTTCTGCGTATGATATTTTCGTTTGATTGTCCACTTGCATTTGTTGCATTTGCATTTGAGCCATTTGTTGCTGTTGCTGATTTTGCGATTGTTGATACTGGGCTATAGCTTGCTTAAGCTCTTCCTTGTTTTGGATGTACATTGTATCAATGATTTTTTCCATGATCGGAGGCGCAGGATTAGTAGCCATGATTTCGTTAAGTTGCAGGATTTGACCTAGTTCAAGCTGTTGTTGCGTATCGGTAAGCACGCCTTGCACAATCTTAGCGCCATAAAGAAAGAAGGCTTTGTCATCAA